CTTTTAATAAATTTAATGCTGCATTTATTGGAGATTGATTAGATTTAATATTTGTATTTCCCATTTTTACCTTTTTATTTCCTAGTTGTATAATACTGAATTTTCTAATTACATTTTTTGAACGTCCTCCTCTAATATTTATAATTCTTGTTACAAATAGATAAAATGGAATAGCTATAATAATATCCCCTAATATATATAAAGGCTGTGTTATTATTTTTTTCATTCTTGATATTGTATCTAAATATTTAATTGTTTTATTAAAATTTTGTGCTTCTATATCATATTGTTTATATTTTTGACTTTCTTTTTGATTTTTTAAATAATTATTTAATACTATGTTATTTTTATTAGAAAAAAATATAATTCTTTTTTTAAATTTTTGATTATTTGCTTTATTAAAATTTATTTTACTTTGAGTTATAGTACTATTTATAATTTCAGGTAATGATTTAAAATAACCATTTTCATATTTATAAAATAAATATATTTCTATAATAATATCTGGACCCTGTCCATATAAAAATCTATGCATAACATTATCACTTACTTTATATAAATATCCATTAAAATAATTAAAACATAAACTACTATTTATATTTTTATTAATTCTTATTTCTAATTTTTTTTCGAATTTCTTTAAAGTAAAATATCTTTTTGTAATACTAAAACATCCATAATTATTATCATATATTTTACATGTATTAATTAAATTTTCAAAAAGAATTTTATCAAATTTCTTATAATCACTTAAAGCTAAAATTTTATAACTTCTTCGTTTTGATACTAAAAATCCTTTTTCCTTTCTATCAATTAAAAACCAATGAATTTTATTGTCTGTTAATTGGGGAATAGAATCATTAATTTGTACAAATAAATGTATTAATAAATCTAATATATTTTCTTTTTCTTGTTTTTTAACTTCATTTGTTTCATTAATAATACAATTTAATGTTTCTTTTAAATATTCTTTATATATATCCCAATTTCTTTCACTAGGTTCTAATGAAAAAATATTTGTATTATTATTATTTTCTACCATATAATTATTATTTTCTGCCATATTATTATTAATAACATAATTTTTATCTAAATACTCAATAATTTTATTATAATTAGGTTCTAAATTGATTTTTTGTTGTAATTTATTTTTTTTTATAATTTTTTTTTTTGGAATAAATATAATTTTTTTTTTAAATTTTTGTTTATTTGCTTCATTAAAATTTATTTCCTTTGATTCTTCTAATTGATTCCAAACAAAATCAGAATTTTCAATATTATTTTTTAATGGTAATTTATGATTATTTTCATATAAATAATAACTAATTAATTCTAATGGATATTCTAATTTTTCTTCATAAATAATATTATTTGTTATTTTATATAAATATCCGTTTTTATCATTAAAACATAAACTTAAATTTTTATTATTTATTTTTTTACTATATTTTGACAATGAAAAATAACTTTTACAACCTAATCTTGAATCATATATTTTACATGTTTCAATAAATCTTGTAAAAAGTTGAATATCATATTTTTCTTTTCCACTTAAAGCTAATATTTTATATTTTGTTTTTTCTTTTTTATTTTTATTTACATCAATTAAAAACCAATGAATTTTATTGTCTGTTAATTGGGGAATAGAATCATTAATTTGTACAAATAAATGTATTAATAAATCTAATATATTTTCTTTTTCTTGTTTTTTAGATGTATTTTTTTCATTAATAATACAATTTAATGTTTCTTTTAAATAATTTATATATTTAGAATAATTTTTTATTCTTCTTAAAGGTTCTAAAGAAAATATATTTTGTTTTGTATTATAAAAATTTATAGAACTATTATTCATCTCCTTTATATTATTAGAATTTACTTCTTGTAACATTATATTAAAAATATAAAAATAAATTATAAAAATTAATTTTATAAATATATATTATAATGAGTCAAACTAACAGAAATAATGGATTATTTGGAAAATTAAATTATTTTAAGAATAAATTAGAAGAAATTAGTAATAGAAAAAATAAAATAAATAATTTGTTTCAACCAACTTTTTTTAATATTATTAAATTATTCACTTTCTTTACTATATTAAAAAATAGTAGTTCAGATTTAAATTTAAATTTAATAGATCCGTGTAAATTAAAAATAGAAGATATAGATAGTTTAATATCTAAAAAAAATAATAATATTAATAAATATATTTTAAGTATAAATAAAAAAAAAATCAAATTATAGTATTAAATATAAAAAATAATTTAAATTATATTATTGATTTATTAGATTATATAACGAAAAATGCTAATATTTCATTTACAAGTCAATGTTTTGGATTCAAAAAATATATTAGATTAGAATTAGAAACTGGTGGTTCAAATGTTGTTTTATGTATTCCTAAAGATAATAAATATTTTGAAAAAATTGATATAAAAGAAATCAATTCATCAAATAAAGGACAAAGTACAATAAATTATAAAATAGGACAAATTTATCATAATAATAAAAATAATATTAAACAAGATGGAGGTTTTGTAGAAACAATAATAATACTTTATGTATTAAGTATAATAACGACTATGATGTATAGCTGGATGTGGTCTAGAACATATGTTGCTTCTACTGATACAAGAAAAAATGTAAAAAAAATTAAAAAAGAATTAGGAATTTATAATTAAACTTCATAATCATCATCTATACTTATATTATAATCTATAATAGTTTCATCTTTTTTATTATTTAAAATTTCATTTAACATAGAATCAATTTTACGCGGGTCTTTAAACTTATTATTGCATAATATAGCAAATTCAGAATAAAAACAACTACTTTTTTTTATATTAGCATTAATAATTTCTTGTTGAAACATATCATCAATTTTAGTAAAAACTGTTGATAAAGAAATTATTTTGTATTCAACAACTCGTCGTTTTTCCAATAATTCATTTTTCTGTTTTTTTAATTTATCTTTTTTTTCCCTTTGAACATTCAATTCTCCATTTAATGTTTGTAAATCATGTTTTATTTTTGTATTTATTCTTTCATCTTCAAAATTAAAACTTTTTCTATCTACTTTACTTAAAAATAATATTTTATCATTAATAATTTTAATTTGATTATTCACATAATTATATGAATTTTTCTTTTCAATTAAATTATTAATAGAATTTTTTAAATCAATAATTAATTTTATTTTATATTGATTTATTTTCTTAATAATCGTAAATATATTCGTATTGTATATAATCGGATATCTATATCTTATTAAACGCGGAACAGAAAATTGATTTGTTTCCTTTATTTCTTGTGTCTTTTTTTCCAAATCAATAATATGTTCTCTAACATCTTCCATAAGTTTTTGACATTCATCATTTTTATTATATAAAACAACTCCTGATTCATCTTTCATTTCATTTCCTAAATCTAAAAATTCCGCAACACTTACTGAACTAAATAATAATGTTTGACCCGAGAAAAATTCAATTTTAGATTGAAGTTTATCATATTGATGAGCAGATATTTTATGTGCTTCACTTTGAGCATCTAATTTTAAATAATTAACTATTGATAATATTACAGTAATACCAGCATTTAGACAAGACATAATTAATTTTCCGTAAATAATAGTATCAACATATGCTGCAAATACACTGCACCCACCTGTAATAATTAATGTTGGAATAATTAAAAAATTTAAGCATTTCGTAATAAAATAACTCGATTCTAAATACAATATTTTTTGTGATTTTAAATAACTTGCTACAATATCTAATGATGTTGATGTTTTTAAAACTAAATTTTCATTTAACATATTTTTTACCATAAGTTCTGTATCTTCATATTTTCTAAATTCCTCATGATTATTGTCTTTATATTTTTTTTCAAATTCTTCAAATTTAATATTAATTTTATCAAAAAATTCATTAAAATTAGGAAAATCACCCATTTCACTCATCTTATTATAGTCAAATATATTTTATTTAAAATGAATGAAATAAATTATATGTGAAATATATTTTTCTTTATTTAATATATGATTAATAAACTCATATGTATATTTTTACTTATTTTGTATTTATTATTAATTTATAAAGTTTATAATGAAATATCAAAAAGAAAATTTTCAAATACTGAAAGTTTCCAATTATTTAAAACATATGATAAATCCATAGAAAAATTTGAAAATTCTGATGAAACGAATACTAATGAAAAAGTAAATGCTTGGACATCTACTCCTGACGAAATAAATACTAAAACAGCAGGACTTAATTCAAAACAAAAAAAAGAAGTAACCAATATGATTAAAGTCAAAGTAGATCAACATGTAAAAGACGCATTAAATGATCAACAAACAAATGATAATGGTGTTTCTGAAAAATTTCAATCAGATGAACAAGGTCAAATGGGTCCTCCTGGTGGTGAATATTTAGCAAATGGTTTATTAATTAATAAAGAATACAGTATGGATTCTAATAATCAACTAAAAATGAGTGTTTCTAGACTTCATGGTGAAGGAAATAGTGGTAAAGCTTATTTAGATGAAAAAGATGCATTTTCTCCAACAACATATTGGTATTTAAATAAAGATGGACATTTAAAAAATAGATTTGATGATAATTGTTTAACAACAAGTGGAATAGAAAAATCTGATTTATATATGAGTAAATGTAGTGATAGTCCGAATCAAATTTGGAAATGGGATAATAGAAGCAATCGATTAGTATTAAAAGATGATTCAAATCAATCTTCCAAAGTAAATTGTATTGGATTAAGTGGTAAAAAATTTGATGAAAATACAGCATTAACAACTGAATCTAAAGATGATAAATATAAAAGATATTTACAATTAAAAAAATGCGATTCTAGTGTAAAACCAGATGAAGTTTGGTCCTTTACTTAAAATAATAATGTTAATTATATATAATTGAAAAATATATATAATGAAATTAATTCCATTTTTAACGAAAATTGTTATTGCTCCTCATGGAATAACTGATATAGGTCATAGCATACTTACAAATAATTCTATGAATTTATTAAAAATTTATGGAATGAATTTTTCATTAATATCTATTATTAATCAATTACAAGATTCTAGAGATATTTCAAATATATTATTATTTGGATTCTCAATTCTTCATTTTAGACATGATTTTCCTAATTTTCGTATAAATAATATTCAAATTCCTAAATATATTTATGCTAGTTTATTTTTAATTTTATTAAATTATATTTCTTCAGAACTATTATTTTATTATATGATATTTATTCACGTTCCTAATCATTTTAAATTAAATATTTTTCATATAAAAGACTTAAAAATTATTAATGTATTTTTATATTTACTATTTGGACTGTTTTGCATTCAATTTGATACTCATTTACTTCATGATGAAAATAACTTAAATTATATTAAATCTATAATAATTAGTCATATTTTATATCAAGAAATATACGTTTTACATAATAATTAACAAATTATTAAATTTAATAAATCAAATCATTATTGATTAATTGACTCCATTTCATTTTTTCTATTTTCAAATAATAATTAATATTTTTTTCTATTATTTTTTTTGGAACTTTTTGATTTTTGTCCCAATTATCTTTGTCACTATTATTTTTAATTTCCTTATTATCTTTATTATATTTAATGTCCATATAACCTTTACTACCTTTCATTTCCCTATTATCTTTATTATATTTAATTTCCCTATTATTTTTATTGTCCCTATTATTTTTATTGTCCCTATTGTCTTTATTGTCTTTATTGTCTTTATTTTTACATAACCATTTAGGGTGACCTACTTTTTTACAATATCTACATATTATTACGGGGCAGTCATTAATATCATGAGTATTAGAATGGCAATATTGACAGGTCATAGTTTATTTAAATATTTTTTTTTTATATATATTTCTAATTATTAACTTTAATATATTTTTATATATTTTTATTTTTTAAAAAATTAGTAATATAATATAAAAATTCTATTTAAAATTAAAATTTTAAAAAAAAGTAAGTATGAGTTTAGAAGATAAACAAGATAAACAAGAAAATAAAAATAAAAATGGAAAATCTAATAAAAATGGAAAATCTGATAAATCAGAAAAAGGAGATTTAACAAAAAATATATTAAATAAAGTAAGTTATTTTATCAATAAAAAATTAAATAATATAAATTTTAATAAAATAGACAATATAAATGAAAATGTTCAAATATTATTAAATGAATATGAAAAACAAAATAAATATTTAAATAATAAAATAAATGTTTTGGAAAGTTTATTAATTTTGATGAATAAAGATATGAATGATTTAAAAAAAAAAATAAAAAATAAAAATTTTGTTTGTTCATCTAATAGTTCAAATAATTTAGTAAATTCTAATAGTTCAAATAATTTGAGTCCAAAATATGATAATAAAAAAGAATTAGATTTTAATAATATATCATTATTAAATCATAATGAGGAAAATGAATTAAGTGATTTGAATGAATTCATTAATATTCAAAAGAATAATGATTTGAATGAATTCATTAATATTGAAGAAAATAATAATTTGAATGAGTTCATTAATATTGAAGAAAATAATAATTTGAATGAATTGATTGATATTGAAGAAAATAATAATTTGAATGAATTAAATAATATTGAAAAAAATAAATTAAATCAAGAAATACCAATAATAAAAGTAAATAGTTTTTCTAATTTTTATATAGATATTAAAAAAGAAAAATTAGAATTAGATAATAGTTTTATAAAAAAGTGTTTAGAATCTCATACTATAAATGCTGATTTAAAAATATTTAAAAAAATATATATAGAAGAAATTCCGAATTCATGTTATTCAATAAGAACAATTAAAGGCAATTATCAATATTGGTTAAATAATAAAATGAATGATGATGATGAAAATGGTACTTATATTAAAGATATTATTATACATAATATTAGTAATGCTTATTTAGAAGCTAATAATTTTGATCATTATTTGCAAGATAATGATTTATTTATAAAAAATCAAGAATATATTTTAGATATGAACAAACAGAAATATAAAGACAAATTATTTAATAATATATTAAAAATAATAAAAGAATAATATATAAAAAATAGTTATTATTTTTTATTATGGAGTTTTCATTTTTTGAAAAAAAACCTAGTATATTAGATATTGATTTTAAAATTAAGTATTATAATAATTTAGAAAATTTTGATATTGAGACAATGCCTAATTTAATATTTTATGGTAATAAAGGCTCTGGTAAAACATTAAAAATATATGCTTTTTTATGTTCATTATTATGTGAAAAAATATATAATTTAAAATATAATGAAATTGAAATAGAAAAAAGAATATTTAAGTTTAAGTCAAGTATATATCATTTAGAAATAGATGCATTAGAATTATTAAATAATGAAAGACTATTCTTTCAAAATTATTTAAAAGAATATTGTGATAATCGAAATATTGGATTAAATATTCCTAAAATAATAATAATATTAAATTTTGATAAAATAAATAGAACTTCATTGTTAATGTTACGTAAATTAATTGAATCAAATTATATGAAAACGAAATATATATTTGAAACATCAAATATGTCCTCTATTCCTGAATCATTAATTACTCGTTTTTTAACATTAAGAATAAAAAGTCCATCAAGAGAAGAAATAGAAAAAGTATTAAATTCTATTATTAAAAAAAAAAGAATAACAATACCTAAAAAAATATTAAATAGTATTATAGATTTTGATAAAAATTATAAAATTTATTATGATTTAAATAATATATTTAATGCTTTTAATTATTATTTAAGTACAAAAGAATTATTAGTTGATAATTATCATAAAATAATTGATGAAATAATAAATATAATTGTAAATAGTAAAAATAAAAAAAATTTCGAGACAATTAGTGATTTAAAAGCAATATGTGAAAAAATATTTATAAATTGTTATGATACATGTGATTTAGTTAATAGTATTAATAATATATTAATTCAAAAATTTATTAAAAATGAAAGTTTAGTAATATCTATTTTAGATTTATCATGTAAAGCAAATATTAATTTATCTAAATCAACAGGAAAATATTTCATACATTTAGAAAATTATTTTGTTAAGTTAATAGTATTCATTCACAATTCGTAATATTAATTCGCAATTAGTTAATATTATATATAAAAAATAATTAATAAAATAAATTAATGAATAAGGATTATTATGAAATATTAGAATTAAATAAATATGCTACAAATATTGAAATTAAAAAAAGTTATAAAAAATTAGCATTAAAGCATCATCCAGATAAAAATCAAGATTCTGAAGAATCAAAAAAAATGTTTCAAAATATAACAGAAGCATATAGTGTTTTAAGTGATGAAGAAAAAAGAAAAAAATATGACATGTTTGGAATTGAAAATAATGATTTTGAATTTGATGAAGACCCATTTAAAATGTTTAATTCAATATTTAAAGAGCATTTAAGTCATTTTCAAAATATGGATATGGATATGAATATGGATATGAATATGAATATGAATTATGAAAAAAGTTTTGATGTAAATGACATTATTCAAGAAATGAGTGGATTTAATTTAGGAAATCTATTTAATATTCCAAAAGTCCATGTAAAAGTTCATAGTATGGGAAATGAAAAAAGTGGAACTAGGATTGGTTCATCAAATATTGGAAATATTTTAAATAGCTTTAGTGAAATGTATGCTGATTTAAATCAAATGAATAAAAGTGAATATCAAGATGGAAACAAGAAAATAAATAAAAATGGAATTAAAAAACAAGAACAAAATAAGGTGGATGAATTGATTGAAGATATTAATATTCATGTAAATATTACAATGAAAGAAATATATAATAAAAATAAAAAAGAAATAAAATATCAAAAAGACAGATATAAAAATAAAAAAATAGTAAAAAAAAATGTAAAATTTAATATTGATATATATGATAAAGAAATTATATTAATTGGAAATGGAAATGAAACAAAAAATGCAAAAGGAAATGTAAATATATATATTCATAATGATTCAAAAGATTTTGTACGAATAAATGATTATGATATATATTATGAAAAATCAATAAGTTTAAAAGATTATTATATAATTAAAAATAAAAAAAATATTTTTAGTATTCAATTACCCAATGATGAAATAATTTATATAAAAAATATTGAAGGTAATAAGTTAATAAAAATACAAAATAAAGGAATACCTTACAAAAACAACAAAAACAACAAAGACAACAACAAAGATGAAAACTATGATTATGGAGATTTATTTTGTTGTTTTTCTATTGTTATGCCTAATGAAATCGATGAATTATATGATATTACAAATGAATTAATTGAAGATTTTGTGGATGTTGATGTGGATGTGAATGTTGATTCTGATATAAATGAAGTAAAATATAGTTATGTAAATATGAATGAAATTTTAATTGATTAATGGATTAATAAATAAAAATATAGTTTATTAATATGGAATTATTAACAAAAGATTCAATAAAGTTATTAAAAGAAATAGAAGGTATTAAAAATAAATCAGAAAAGACCGATTATAAAATATCAAAAAATATTTATTTTAATCAATTGAAAAAAAAGGTTATACATATTTATCAATATTTTGATGATTATTTTGAAAATAAAATGAATAAATTAAATATTGAAAAAAATAATAATCATTTAAATGATAATTCATATTTTATTGGAACAAGTATAAGAAATAAAATAAAAAAATTACAAAATAGTTATAAAGTAAATATAAATAATATTGAATTAATTTTTATAACAAATAAAAAATTAACTAAAAATGTTAAAAGAAAAATAAAAACAATACTAAAAGTTATAAGTACCATTAAACAATTATTTAATAATGAAAAAAATTATCAAAGTATAACTATTTATGATATAAATGAAAATAAACATTTACCAAATAAAAAAAATAGTGTTATTGGACCGGGAAATTGCAATTCAGGTTATTGTAATGTTGTAAAAGAAGTAAATAAAAATGGTTCTATTGTATTCTATAGAAACGAAGAATTATTAAAAGTATTAATTCATGAATCTATTCATGCTAATTTTATTGATTTTGAAATTATAATGAATCAAGAACATCAAAATATGGATAAAAAAATATGTACAAATTATAATATATTATTAAATGAAGCATTTACAGAAACATTTGCTTGTTTAATAAATTGTATATTAATTCATTATTATACGAAATTTAATATAGATAAAATATACAATAATGAAGTAAAATATATGAAATATATATTTAATCATTTGATGAATTATTATAACATTGAAAAAATGGATAATATTTTAGTTATTGATGGATGTAAAAAATATTTTAAGCAATCAACAAATGTATTTTCCTATTATGTACTAAAAACATTAAATTATTTAAATATAAATGATTTTTTAAAAATAATGAAAAAGTGTTCAAATAATTATTATAAAATAAATCATAGTTTTAATAAAATATATGTAGATTTTGTATTTAAAAATATACATGATTTAGATACATATATTAAGAAAGAAGTTATTAAAAATAAAAAATTTAGATTAAGTTTGTATGAATTAAAACTTACTTAAATATTATATTTTTTTGTTTTTATATTTTAAAAAATATGAATAAATTGATTTATAATTTAATCAAAATTATAATGTAAATTTGTACAATATATTTAAAATAAAATATACTGTTTTTATTGATATAATTAAATTTAAATAAAATTTAGTTTAAAGATTAATTAATAATAATTATTATGGGAATCAAGAACCTAAAAAACATATTAATTAATAAATGTCCAAATGCAATTGTAAAAAGAAAATTAAATTCTTATAATGGTTTAATAATAGGAATAGATTTGTCAATATTTTTATATAAATATTTGTATTATAATGGAGACCATATAGAAGGATTAACAAGACTTATATTAAGATTAATGAAAAATAATATACATCCTGTTTTTGTATTTGATGGAAAGCCACCAAAAGAAAAAGAAGAATTATTATTATTAAGAAGACAAAAAAGAGAATTTTTATTTATGAAAAAAGATATTATTGATCATATTAAAAATAATCGAATGAAAAATAATAATGAATTAGAAAAAGATATTGAAACTTATATTCAATCCAAAAATGATAAATTTAAATTAGAAGAAGACAAATTAGAATTATATTTAAGTGATAATTTTAATTATGAAGAAGAAATTGAAAAAATAGAAAAAAAAATAATAATAGTAAAAAGTTATCATATTGAAAAAGCTAAAAATTTATTTGATTATTTTGGAGTCAATTATATTCATGCTCCATGTGAAGCTGAGTCATTATTAGCTGTTTTATGTAAGAAAAATATAATTGACTGTTGTATTACAGAAGATATGGATATTTTAGCAAATGGATGTAATTTCTTTTTGAAAGATTTTAGTTCTGATAAAAATTATGTTGAAGAATATTGTTTAGAAGGAATATTAACAAATTTAGAAATGAGTTATGAACAATTTGTTGATTTATGTATATTATGTGGTTGTGATTATACAAGTAAAATATATGGAATTGGATATGTGAATGCTTATAAATTAATAAAAGCTCATAATAATATTGAAGGTATTTTAGTGCATATTAAAAGCATTGGAAAATATAAAGTTCCTGATGATTTTGATTATGTTGCAGCCCGCAAGTTATTTTACGAACCTTTTGATTTTAATGATATGAAAGAATATATTGGAGATTTAAAGATAAAAGAACCTAATAGAGATAAATTACTTGAATTATTAAATAATACAAAATTACATAAAAAATATATTGAAGAAATAGAAAAAAATTTAATGAGTTATTATTTAAATATTAATGCTGCGCGAAATTTTGATAATAGTCAAAATGTTACTGTTAATAAAAAGCAGGAAAAAATAACAAGTTATTTTATAAAATAATTTATCTTTATCAATACAAATATAGTCTTTAGTATAGTTGATTGAATAAAGTTATTCATAAATTTTATTTAAGTTTATGAATACTATGAATACTATGAATTTAATTTAACATTTAATATAAAATTACTCATTTATTGGTTTTGATTTAATAAAATGACATTTTAAATATGTTTGAATATTAAAAAATTCTAATTTATTATCTTCATCTAATTGACCATCAAATAATTTTTTGAATTTTTCATCAGGAATAATTATTTTTTTATTTTCTGGATTTTGTAAATTGTTATCTTTAATATATTTACAAATTAATTTAGTAACATCTGTTCTAGGTATTTCAATATTTTCATCAACTCCTAAAAAATCAGCTAATTCTTTTGTAATTTTTGATGGAATAGCAAATCCACTTAGACTATTTTTTTTTTTCTTTTTTTTATTTTTATTTGATTTTTTTATTAATTCTTTTCTTTCTTTTACAAATTCTTTATATAATATTTTTACGTTATTTTGCAGTGTTTTTAAAATTAAATTAGAATCATTAAATTGTTTTTGTAATTTTTCATACAATATATCGACATTTGATATTTCTTTATTTTCTTCATTATTATCTACATTATTATCTACATTATTATCTACATTATTATTTTCGCTTTCATTTATTTCTATATTTGTAAAATCATTATTTTCTTCTTTTTGAAGTGAATTGCTTTCTAATATTGTACTCATTCTAGTATAGAAAAATATAAAAATGAATTATTTAAAACGAGTGATTATTAAATATTTTTTGCATTATTATAATATTTATTTATATTAGTGAATAATGAATTTAAATTCTTTAAGTTCAAAAAATCCTAATATAAGTAAAATAGGTAGTATGAATAAAATGAAAAATGGTAATATGAATATGGACAGTATGAGTAGTACAATTATGGGAAAAGGAAAAAATAATGAAAATAATGAAAATAAAGAAAATAAAGAAAATAAAGAAAATAATCAAAAAGATAAAAAACCAGTAACAGAATTTGGCTATTTCAGAAATAAATTTTTAATTTTAGTGATTGTAACAAATATTGTTTTTTATATAAATAGATATATTGCTAAAAAAGCAAGAAATATCAATAGTTACAACTATAATACTTATATGTTATATGCTTATTTAATATACATAGCAACATTAGTATTTGATATTATGACATATGAATCGGAACACACATCAAAAATGGTTAATATTATATTATTTACTGTTTTAACATTATTTGGTCTTAATTGGGCATTAGTTAAATATTACAATAAAGGATTTTGGATAAATTTGTTTCTTTCATTTGCTTTTTGTTTCTTAATTTATGGATTATTTTTATTAGGTGCTTATGTAGGAATTATAAGTTTAGGAAAAGAAGTGAGTGATCCATTATTTTTCATGTTTAACTATGCTTTTGAAACAAATTATAGTTTATTTAAATTTATGTTTATTATTTTTCCTGTTATTTTTATTTGCTTTGCTAGTTGGAATTATAATACAAAATTAAGTCAATTAATTAATCAAAATATTATGGGATTTTTTAATGCACTTATTTATGTTGTAATCTTTTTTATAACTGCATTTAAAATTAGATTATTAAATAAAAAACAAGTAATAAATACATTATTAAGTTATCAACTTGTTTTATATGTATTTTCTATTGTAGCAACTTATGTAGGACTTCAATCTATTAAAGACGCATGTGAAGGATTAGTCGATAATACTAAATCTAAAAAAGAAGCTGATTTAGTTCAACTCATTAGTAACCTTATTTTAATCAGTATCATAATGATGTTAATTTTGAATGATATTAGAAAATGGTCATTTTTTAATTATTTAAGTTATTTACTTATAACTGCTTTTGTTATTATTGTCTTCTTTGGTTTAACAACTAAATATCCAAGTATATCTTTATTTTCATTATGGTCTGTTGTTGAATGGTTTATTTTAACCACATATAATACACATGATACTGGAAATTCATTCAGTTTTGTTATGATGAATCATAATTATAATTTAGCATCCACAAATAAAGAAGGGTCTGTTTAAATAGTTATAAAAAATTT